AAACTGCTCTTCAGACATCCAACATTCCATTGCGTCCCAAGGCTGTATCTTCTTGTCAGTATAATGACTACCACCAAGCTGATACTCACGAGCCATTTCTCCAAAGTCACTCAAGTCGTCAAACCTCCTACTCATCCTCCAAGTCCTCAAGAAAATAGTCGAGCTTGGCTTCTACTTTATCATTAAACCTGTCGACCAGTTCCTCTGAGGTAATCTCAAGCACCTCAAGGACACTGATCTCGTCCTGTTGTTTCAAGCGGTCACACACATCGGTAAATGTTAGCATACTTCCGCTTCCTTAAGAAGTTCAGTAATGGTCTCGACAGTGTAGTACCTAAAACCATTCTTGTTAGCCCATTCAGCCATTGTGAACTTAGTCCCATCATTTCGTCTCCTTGCTCTTGGCATTGGTGTGTCTGGGTGATAAAACACAAACACTAACTCTAGCTTTAGCATATCAAGTATTAAACTCTTTCGTATGTCTACATACTTTCGTGCTTCTTCAGAGTCTCTAAAGCGACCCTTGGCCTCTATCAGGAAGTCTCCCACTACAAAATCTGGTTCGTATACTTTCTCCTGTGTGTAGTGCACCCGACCAGTGTGGTACTGACACGGCTTGAGTACGCCTGTGTGCAACTCATACTCAAACCAACTATCATAGCCCTTAGGAGGTTTTCCTTTCTTGCTCATAGGGCGTCCATCCAAGTTAATTCACTTTCATCTTCCGATTGGAGATCCTCAATGGATAAGTTAAAGCAATCGGCTTTGACTGTGTAATTATTTGAAGGATCAATATCTCCTTTTTTTAATTCCCTAGCTAGCTCAAAATATTTATCATGTGAAATAAGTCCCAAGAACCAACAAACAGTGTAATCATTCTTAACTCGACAAAAAGCGTATTTGTCGCATTGTTGATGTAAACTAAACCGGGCAACAGAGCAGTCATAATGTGTCTTGGGCTCGACAGATGTTCGCTTAGTCTTTACATCAACGGTTGATCCGTCCGGTAGCACTAAATCATAATCTTTCGTATTCTGACGCTTTGCATTCAATAGATCAGCTACAATAAGTTCTCCAATAAAACCGGCCACATTCCCTTGACCGCTTGTGATACTGTTGTGTAGCTTTCCCAGATCCTCAGCTAAGTCTCTTGCTTGTAGAAGAATGTCATCACTTACTCTGACCTCTAACATTATGAGACCTCCTTAAGTTGTAGCTCAGGAACCTTAGGCTCGTTAGCCACCTCTGTTAAAAACCTTACACCAGTAGAATAGATAAATCCTCTTAAGGTGGGGTAACAGTGGAGCTTGTAGCCGCAGTACGAGCAACCCGTAGCGAGCTTTTTGTTTCCAGACTTCCCATCGTCCACGGGCTCGTGACATAAGGACGGAGGTTCTGGAAGCTCCACCACCTTTTTTACATGACGTACTCGCTCAGCGATGTCATAACTAATCACAGAGTGAACAAGGGCCTGTGTGTCTTCCTCATCATACTCAAGGTAACACAGGTGACCGTTCTGCTTGTCAATAGCAATCCACCCGTACTTAGTGTCACCCTCAGAGTGAGCGTAGGCTTTTAACTGAGCCACATAGCCAAAGGGGTCGTCAAAGGCAAGCGTAGCATCCTTGAACTTCTTGAAGCCGTAGGTTGAAGTTGACTTCACGTCAACCAGTCGACCATCAATACGGGCATCCATAGAGCCCTTGACGCCCTCGACCTCACAAAGTTTCTGTTCGTCTTCTACGGTATGTCCTGCCATGCGAGTCAAGAACAAGATCAGTTCTTCAATCATATGCCCGTACATAAACTTGATGTAGTTATGCGGCTTCATCTTCTCTTGCGAGTATTTGTTCGCAGAGTACCAAAGCTGACGATCATCCTTACCAATGGCAGACAAGCGGAGCTTGCGACCATCACGCATGGATGGCTTGAACTCTTTCTTCATGAGGTTCTTCATAGCCTCACCAAAGCGTTCAATCTCCGCATCAACGTCTACGTCCTTAGGAGTATTACGGTTCTCCATCAGGGCGTAGATGTCGTCTACCAGTGTGTAAATTGATTTATCCATTATCTTCATCCTGCATACATTCATTAATTAAATCGTGGCCTAGAAGATTAGCCGCTACATTGCACCGCTTAGATTGCCAGTGGTACCGTTGGTCAAGACGACGAACAAACTCCATGAGTTGTTGTACATCGTCAGTTCCAATAGTTAGCTCTGACAAACGCTCTTCAAAGTCTTCTACTGTATAAATATTTTGAGTCATATCGTTCTCCTGTTACTATTCTAATAGTATAACACATTAATGGGTCTCTGCCCAGTTATTTCCAATTTTATATTCACCATCCAGAGGACACTTGAGATCCAAAGCAATCCCTGCCGCCTTAATGGACTCAACCATCAGCCAACCAACCTTGTCAGCGTGTTTCTCAGGTGCCTCTATCTGGTATTCATCGTGGATTGACCCCAAGAGTTTGTACGTCAGACCCCACTTGGGAGCATATTCTGTGAAGATTGCTAGAGCTTTCTTCATGACGACTGCCCCGGCAGACTGAAGGAGTGTATTCAGGGCAGAATGTTCACTTCTGATGTGAAGACATCGTCCGTCCAGTCCTCTAAGATAGCCCCGCTGTGCGGCAATTGAGACTCTTTCTCTAAGCTCTGCAAGTGCGGGAGTATTTTCGAGAAAGCGTTGTCTAAGTCTCGCTCCAGTCCTCTGACTTCCATCCACAATAGAGCCGATCTTAGCGTCTCCTGCTCCGTAGAGAAAGGCGTATATAAATGTCTTTGCCTGAGATCGTGTAGACAAGCCTGCATTGACTTGGTTTGTTGTATGAATATCTCCGTTAAGGATTTCATTAGTGTACTCCTTGTCGTTCATAAATGATGCAAGCATCCTAAGTTCTAGCCCTGAAGCGTCCACACCGACGAGCTTGTGACCTTCTGGCACAATCCAACAGGCACGACATTCGTATCCATAGGGTGCACCGACAGCAGGAACTTGTGCCATGTTGGGCGAGCTATGCGTCATACGTCCTGTGACTGCTCCGATGGCGTTAACCTGTCCATGCACTCGACCGTCATCCTCGACTGCGTCAAGCCATGATTGGACTTGTGCGATCCTCTTGCCAACCATGAGATACTCCGCAATAAGCTGAGCCTCAGGTATATCAATAACAGTCTCCAATGTCTTCTCGTCGACAATAGCCTGACCAGTCTCCGTAAACTTCTCTGGTTTCCAACCAAAGAGCCGAAGATACCTCCCGATCTGCTGTCGAGATCCTAGGTTAAACTCAGGCCAGTCAATGCGAGAGAAGGGGCCGCCTACTTGCGTCCAGTTGTCGCCCAAGAATTTGAGTCCCACTGAAGAAAGCGAACCATCTTTCTTGTACTTAGGTACGATCTCTTTAATGAACGTAGGTAGCGGACGAAATTTTTCATGTACGGCTTCTTCAAGATCATATTGTTTCTCCTTTAGTTCTGCTACTAAGTCAGTAGCCTTACGCTCATCTAAGAGCCAACCGTTCTGGATTTGAGTTGTAATTGCACGTTGTACTGAGTGCTCAAGAGCAATGCTGTTATCTCCAAACTCACTAAGAAGCCCACTGAGTTTCTCGTATAGTCGTTGAGTAACGCTAACGTCTTGCTTACAATACTCCACCATTTCTGGCGTAAGCGCAGACCAATCATGATAGTCTCCTTTTGGAAAGTTTAGACGCTCACCCCATGCGGCAAGTGAATGTCCTCCCTCTAATTGTGGATTGTATAAACGTGACATCACCAATGTGTCAGTAACTTTGCACTCTATCGACACATCTAACAAACGCTCAACAACGGGAATGTCATAACGGATAATATTGTGTCCGATAACCTCCGTAACGCCCTCCATTAGACACTCCCATGTCTGTTTGTCTGGCATCTCAATCGTAATCATCTCGTCACCTTTGATGGCACATATGCACCAGATGACTGACGGATTAAGACCGTTTGTTTCAATGTCAAAGAATAAACGCACTAAAACTCCTCAATGTTGTTTGCTTCACGGATCTCTGGCTTCTCACCTCTTTCTAGTCTACCAGTTAATGCATTGTAGTACAACCAACCTGCCGATCCTGTAATGCCTGTGCGACGACACTTGACGACCTGCACTTGTGTGCTGTTCCGTGCATACTCGTCCTCTGCCATCTTGTCACGACTCAACAGAATCGTGTTGAATGCGATCTGATTAATAGAGCCTGAGCCCTTCAGATCGTACTCGTTGACATTGTGTGGATTCGTCAGACTAGGCTTGCGCATATGGCTGACCACAATGATGGACACATCGGTCTCCTTGGCTAGCTTGAGCAACCGATCCATGAACTCATCAATGGTCTCGTTGCTGTTGCTAGTGACTGCCGCCTGTAACGGGTCGATAATCAACACGTCACAACCATTGCCTTTGACCATCGCACGGAGCTTCAAGAACAACTCATCGGTATCGACAGCACCGTTATGATCTAGCAGTAAGATCCGACCATCAGTGATGATGTCTGTCCGCAGTTGATCGTAGTCAATGTTCTTACGATCCTCTAGAGACAGATTGTGTCCTGTGTGTACAGTCAAGAGACTCTCTACAGCTTCACCATTGGATGCCTCAAGGAACGCACAGCCAATCGTCTTACTGGTATTCTTCCAGAAGTGATAGGCGATCTCGTTGACCATAGTGGTCTTACCAACAGACGTGAGTGCACCGATGACGGTGATCTCTCCTGCGGCAACACCTCCGTTCAACATGGAGTTCAGCATCCCGAATGACTCAGGGAAGGGAATGACCTCCTCTGT